CGGTGACTTCTCGTTCCTGGACTCGGCAGACTTCGAGCCAGTGGAGAAGGTCATCATGGAAACTGTACTGTTTGAGGGCGGTCAGTTGAGCAAGTCGCCTAAGCACTGGGAAGATTACCCTGAAGACTATATTGCCTTTACGGTGACGATGCTGGGCGCGATATCGTTCCCTTTTTGAAAGGGAACCTTGGCGGCTAACGGTTCCGACTCCACTGCCGGGGCCTGACATCATCAAGCGTACAAACTTGGACAACCAGGCAATGATAGAGCACGCACTGGTGCGGCATGGTTACGGTACGCTTGACGATATACGGCAGATGGACACTCGGGACTTCTTAGACGCGATAGAGTATCAAGAGATTGCGTCGGCTATCGAGAAGTACCACATGAACGAAGCGCAGCGGGCACGGTGACACGGCCCGCTGTCGTGCTATACTTGGCCGAAATGTAATCAGGATAAGCCGCCATATGGAAAATTCCGAGGAAAACAAGTTTTATGTTTATCGCCACAGCTTCCCGGACGGCTCCATGTACGTAGGGAAGGGGCTGCGGATCAAGGGCGTATGCTTTCGGCAAAACAAAAGGGGGGAGTTGTGGCTAAGAACTGCAAGTAAGTACGGAATGCCAAAGGCTGAGTTTTTGATTAAAAATGTATCGGAAGACCTTGCGTATTTTATAGAGGAAGAGGCTGTAACTCTTTACAAAGAAAGAGGCCATAATCTGCGAAACTTAGCCCCAGGCGGCAGAGGCCCGCAGAGCGGAATGATCGGAAAGCTGTCGCCAAACTTTGGGCGCAGACATACGGAAGAGTGGTCTTTGATGATGTCTGAAAAAAATTCAGGAATCGGAAACCCTCACTTCGGAATGACGCATTCAGAAAAGTCTAAGATAATAATATCGAAAACCACAAAGGACTCATGGTCAAAAACTATGAAAAAATGCGGTCCATTAACGTCGGCAGAAAGCACACAAAAGAGCATAACGAAAAATAGGATTGGCTTGTGCAGCAATGTCAAAAGAATCTAGGGACATAATAAAAACAAAGAACACTGGCAAGGTGCGAAACCCCGAACAGATTGAAAGGTATAAGTTGGCAGCCAAAAAAAGAGCGCTTTTAGGAATGCCAGAATGCACAAAGAAGAAGATGTCAGAAAATCAATGGCAGAAGGATAAAAAAGAGCACAAATTCTTAGGCCCAGATGGTCAAGTTTACATGGGCATGAGGTCAGATTTTAGTAAAGAGTTTGGATTTAGTGTTAATGACCTTTTCAGGAAAGGCAAAAAGAAGAGGCCGCACGTTAAAGGCTGGAAGCTAGACGGGGAGTACCTGTAATGGCCCAAGTTATATCAGAGTTGGTGACAAAATTTTCGTTCCAAGGCTCAACCAGGCCCCTAGAAAACTACAACGGCAATCTAGGCAAAAGCATCGGCCTACTAGCCGGCATGACCGCAGCTCTAGGCGTTGCTGTTGTGGGTATCAACAAATGGGTGACAGGTGTAAGTCAATCACTACAGCCGCTCATAGACCTGAACGCACAAACCGACGTATCTGTTGAAAAGATCCAAGAACTATCCTTCATTGCAGAGCAGTCCAGCTCATCAACCGAGGCATTGTATTCGTCCATCAGTGGCTTGGCCGCAAAGATAGGCGAGGCCGCACAGAAGGGAAGCGAGGACTTTTCACGGCTCGGGATCAGTGTTAGGGGCGCGAACGGCTACGTTAAATCAACCGACACAGTTCTGGCAGAGGTTAGTAGCCGGTTTCGCCAGCTTGGCCTAACCATGAACGAGCAACAAGGCTTTGCTGAGGCGCTTGGCATAGACCCTGCCCTGTTGAGCATGATGAACCGAACCGGCGCAGAGATGGCGTCATTGCGAGGCGAGGCGCAGCGCCTTGGCGTACTGACGGCTGATCAGGTAAAGAGTGCGCAGGATTATAACAACGCGCTGGGGGCTTTGGGGTTCGGCATGGAGTCGGTCAAGCGGTTTATTGCCGTCGGCCTTGCGCCTGAATTGACAGAGCTGACCAAGGATTTCACTGACCTTCTAGCCGCTAACAAAGATTGGATCATCGACGGGATCAAGGCGACCGTGGGGGTTCTAGACGATCTGGTGGGCATGCTGATTCGGGTTGCGCCGTTTATCGCGGCTATCGGTGTGGCGTTCGGATTGGCTCAGTTGGCGGCTCTTATCTTTGCAGGAACTCTAACCTTGGCCACTGCGCCCATTTGGCTAATTGCCGCAGGTATTGGCGCTTTACTTTTGTTTTTTGATGATCTAATCGTAGCCTTTCGAGGCGGAAAGTCTGTCATTAGGGAATGGATTTTAGAGCTTACCGGGTTTGATATAACGCCACTTTTAAAAGATATCGTAGAAGGCTTTAAAGAGGTAGGCACAACCTTAAAGAATTTTGCACTTGGAACTTTTGAGGACTGGGAAAAGATATACTCAGGAATAGGGAAAATGTTGTCGGGCAAATTCAGCGAGGGCTTTGACCAAATAGGAGAAGGCTTCGCTGATATGGTGGATACGTGGGGGGAGTTATTCAGGAGCGTCTTTGGCGGAATATTCGACTGGGCAAAAACCGCCGTAATGGATCTTTTGCCGGACTGGGCCGTGGAGTTTATTACCTCAGACTCCGGCGGTCCATCAACCGAAACTCCAGGCGGCCGACAAGCCCTTCGGCCCGGCGGCGATCGCAACAATATCATGGAGCAATACAGTTTAATTGAGCAAACCGTTAGTATGGACATCCGAACAGCAGACCCAGAAAAAGCAGGCAAGGCAGCGTCGGACGGACTTCAGCGGCAACTTGAAGATGCGCGGAACCAGACACGCGGCAGGGGGGGCAGTTAATGATTGGATTTCGCGGGTACTTAGCCGGACAATTTAAAAACGATGAGGAAGAGGAAGAAATAGGAATAAACGGGTTTACTACAGCAGCCCGCGTACGTGAGCGAATAAGCCGTAGCGCATCGGTGCCGACTACTTTCCTAGAAGACGGTAGCCACATCAATGACCACATCATACGCAACCCACTGACCTTAAGCATCGAGGGCAACGTGTCGGATACGTTTGTCATGCCCGACCCTGCCATAGCCGCACTACAAGCCGCGCAGGCTCAGGTGGGCAACATCACGCAATACGCCCCCGCAAGGACGCAAGCACAGATCAGCAGGGTGTCAGGGCTTGCCACTGACTTCATAAGCGCGGTGGACAAGGTTGATAACTTTCTTGAGAGTAGCAACCGCGTGGCCGCATACCTTGGATTGCAGGACGCTAGAGCAATAACAAACATTCAAAAGTTTATTGACAACATGGAATCGGCACAATCTTCTGACCAGCTAATAAGTATTTCTATGCCGTTCAAAACTTATAAACAGATGTATATAACCTCTCTTGAAACAACAAGAAACAACCAAACAAGCGCGTTAGACTTCACAATGGAGCTACAGCAATTCCGGTTTGCCGATACCATCTCTGCGGACACAAAGGCAGCCGAAAACCCGTCAAGCTCCACCAACGGGCAGACAGCCGGGTCTAAAGATAAAGGCGTACAGGAAGGCGAAGAAGTTGAAGAGTCGGCCCTATTCAGTTGGTTCGGAGATCTTTTAAAATGAAGCGCTTGCAAAACCTAACAGCCGAACCCATCCAGCGGCATACTATCCTGTTTGAGAAAGACGAGATCACCTTTGTACTTAGGTTCTACCCGCGCACCCAGGTGTGGCTTTTTGATGCAGAGTTTGGCGGCGCGCAGGTGTACGGCCTAAAGCTATCCGTGGGCGTGCTGCACATGGTCAGTCAGAACCAACCTTTTGATTTTATCTGTGTTGATAAGAGCGGAAACGGGATTGACCCATTTACCCGGACAGACTTCAGCGGCGGGCGATGTGAAATCTACATGCTTGAGGCTGCGGATATGGAGCAGATTCGGGGCGTGGAGGTACAGTTTTGATCATCCCAAGATTCAACAGAACCTACACTCTAGAAGTTGACATCGGCACGCGCACCGAAATAATCAAACCGCCCATGCGCATCAGCTTCGAGGCTGACAAGTCCACCATGGGCGGGCTGAACAAGTGCCGCATACAGCTGTACAACATCGAAGAACGCAAACGCCTGGCGATGGCAAAGGATGCCGAGCAGAAAAAGCGCATTCCTATACGGCTGTCTTGTGGTTATGAAGACCGGCAGGAGCTTGTCTTTAAGGGGACAGTATTCACAGGCGGCACCGAACGTCAGGGGCCGGATCTTATCACTACGCTTGAGTCACAAGACGGTGGCTTTGATTTCACCAATAGCTTCACGAGCCGTACTGTAATAGGCGGCGGGGTGGCTGTTAACGCAATTCTGGAGGATATGGTAAACACCGGCATTGGGAAAATTACACCGCGGCCTGTATTGACGCGGCCCAAGGTGCTAGTGGGTAATAGCGCTGAACTTCTCAACTCTTTGGTGACGCCAGGCGAAACCTGGTACATCGAAAACGAGCAACTTTATATCATCAAAGACAACGAAGTGACGAGCCGGTTTATACCCGTCGTTAGTGCAGCCACCGGTTTGATTAGCACACCGACTCGGGAGAGCAAGCTGGTGACGTTCCAGACGCTTATTAACCCTACCGTAAAGATAGGCCGACGTGTGCAACTCATAAGCACAACAGCGCCTTATATGGACGGTGTTTATCGCATTGAAACAATCACGTATAGCGGCGATAATTACGGGGACGCCTGGAGCCAAGCGTGTACCGGAAGGCTAGGAGCGGGGACGGTGGTTCTATGAATGAAAAGCGCCAATTAATTGACGTAATGAATGACGCGATAGAGTTTGCGCTGTCCAATCTGCATACGGCAACTATTGCTAAAGTGACAGGTGTACAGTCCAAGACGATCAGCGTGCAGCCGGTAATTAACCGCGTTGTAGATGGCCGATCTATTGAGCTTCCAGAGTTTACGATGGTTCCGCCTGTCTTTATGCAGGGCGGCGGCAGCTACACGGCGCACCCAATAGCCGTTGGTGACTATTGCTTGCTAGTACTAACAGAGCGATGCTTTGACAGATGGTATGGTGGCGCAGACTTTCAAAGCCCGGCAGAGTTCAGGATGCACGATTATAGCGACGGCCTGGCCATTGTGGGCGTTAATCCTATGGCCGGGGCGCTGACTATTCCGAGCGTGATTCAGCAGACGGGCGACACGAATCAGGATGGTAACTACACACGCCAAGGCAACATGGTGCAGGAGGGTGACACAGAAATCACAGGCGATTTTACGCTAAACGGTAATATGCAGGTTAACGGCAATATCACCTGCTCTGGCACAATATCAGCTGGGAACTTTTCGGGGTTGGGCGGTGGCACTATGACAAGCACTAGCGACATCAAGGCGCAAGGCATTAGTTTGACTACTCACACCCACACCGGCGTAGAGCCTGGCACAGGTAACACAGGAGGGCCACAATAATGCAGGTCAGCGGATTAGATAAGGATCTGGATTGGCGGTTTGGCAAAGGCCGCGCCGTGTACAAGCGCGAATCTAAAGCTATCGCGCAGAACGTGTTGACCCGGCTGCGGTCATTTAAAGGCGACTGGTATCTGAACACGAAAGCCGGCGTTGATTGGCTCCAGTTGCTGGGCAATCTTGGCACAGAAAACCGCTTGCTTCGTGCAGTAGAATCAACCGTATTGCAGACTGACGGCGTGATCTCTATTCAGCGGCTTGGCATAATTCAACGAAATGTCAATAGAGGTGTTA